ATTTAATATATATATATATATTTAATTTGCATAGACTAATCCCGCCATACCATTATTCACTCTGAGAATATTAAAATTTACTCCATAAATAGGGTCGATTATATGTTTATTCTGACTATGTATTTTTACAGATTCTACTCTACTAAAATTTAAGCTTCCAGACGGTTGATAAGAACTAGTATTTAAACAGAAACAATATAAAAAGAAATCTGGAGATGTCACGTAATTTGTATGATAATAACTCATAATATCTACAAAATGAGGTTTAGCCCATTTAAATTGACAAATGTCGGTACCGTTAATACTTAACTTAATTTTATTGTCTATAGCTGTTAACGTACTCTCAGAATTTGTATTAGAACATGCAATATATTTTATTGGATGATTGAAAGTTAAATCTTGTGTAAATTCACCCGACGGAATACTTTTTTGAACCTGTGTTATAAGAATGTTATGAGGTCTTGATGACATAATACCCCTTTCTTCATTATCCAGATAGTAATAATTTGAATAAGCCTCGATATTATAATTACCTGCATCCGGTCCCCATTCAATACGTAATTCGACTGAATGATAATGTAACGCCACAAGTGGTATAGCCGATTGCGGTCCTTCGCAAAAGAACATTCTCAACGGATAAAAATAAGAACGCGCAGAAGCTCCGGGATGTGTACCATTTGACCCTTTAGATACATTTGGAGCACAAGTATCGATAGCTATTTTTTCCGTAAAATCATGGTCTTGTGTGTCTATAACTTGACCTCCTATTAATAATTGCACGTTATCTATTATTCGACCCCAATCCTGAATATCAACGGATTGTGAATTATTGTCTATAGTAAAATATGTATATCCTAAAAGATCACCGTTTCTCTCAAAACGAATAGTCGACATGGAATTAGCTTTTACAGCTCCTTGTATAGTTTGTTTTTCAACTGATTGTGAAAAATTACTATGTCGTTTAAATGTAGAAGAAAAAAATGATATTTCGGGTTCTCCTATTATATGTTCATCTTGTGCGCCAATAGAAAGTAATTGCACAATTCCAGATGACATATCTACTATAGTAGATGTATTTTTATTTATGAACGTATAACGCCCTGAAATTTATGAAAGATTCTTTTTCCTACATGTAACACGTAATATAAATGTAGAATCTCCTATAATTGCCGCCGATCCGTTTTGTTTATCTATGTTAAACGTTAAACGATTTAGTTTTCGTATGGGATTGTGATAACATTGAAGGATCGGATATTCGTCTCGAAATAAAAAAACTTTAGCCCCAGTTTCACCCAGAGATACATGATTACCTAAGATTGTTCCAAAAACACCGTTAAGATGATTCTTTGTATCATTTGTGGTATCATCATCACCGGAAAAATTTATTTCAGCTTGTGTCTGATGAGTAAAATATGTGCGAAGTTCTTCAATACCTATATGAAAAGCTGTTTGACTTACATCGTCTGTTGTGGTCATAGACGCAGAAACTAGACGAGCCTGTACAACATTTTCGAGAGAGGTAGGTAAAAAAGCTATAAAATCTGATTTAGAACTACGACCAAAATTATCAACAATTACGGTGTGAATTTCATGATTGTAATCAGGTGTGTCGGGCTGAGTTGAAGCGAGTATGAGCGCCATTTATATACACGTAGAAATTTTCCACTTAAAAAAATATATATTTTTTAACTAGAAATTTTATTTTATATAGTTTTTATACAATTTTATAACTCGCGTGTGCGCGTACAAGATCCTGAGCACCACATACACCACCTAAACTGGTAGAATATACACCACCCGCGCATTCCGAACTACTTTTAAGACCACTGAATGGTTCCTCTGAAACAGCCTGTATATCTATAGAGGCGGGTTTATACATACTCACTTTAGAACTCATGAAAAAGTATTGAACGATAAATATAAGTAAAATTACCATAACAATCATTTTAAGATTCAAGCGATTTGTCGAATCAAGTCTCATTTGTTATGTACTGATATTTTTTTATAAAGTGCGTTAAAGAGAATAGATTAGTTTCAATATAGAGAGTAATGGACGGTGAAATTATTCTAGATCGGGGAAACGATTCCGTTATGAAATTAGATGCAAATGAGCAGGCTATGATGGACGAAATTCAAATCGATTTCGGACAACCTCGTACACACGCACCCCCAGTCATTCAAAAAATGAAAGGTCATCGTGAACATACTGGTGTAAGTTTTCAGGAAGATATTGATGCATTTGCAAATCCGAATAAACATAACACCCCACAACCAGAACACATGGATGACCCAATAGATCACGGTGAATATGTCGATGATACACCTTATGATGCGGGGATGTCTGCTGGTATGAATTATGGGCCAGGTGTACAACAAGAAGAAATCCCAACAAATGGATATAAAACGATAGATGAAGAAAAGTCTGATTTACTTAATAAACTTGGACGTCTAGAAAAAAGAGGTTTTACTGTGAATAAAAGTTTAAACGCATATTCTCCAATAGACGAACTTCGTACAGAGGTCAAACGTATAACGTATAGTATAGAAGTAGATAAATCTGTAAAATTTTCACGTCGCATGCTTATAGCATGTGTTACAGGGTTGGAATACCTAAATAAACGATATAATCCATTTGATATTCAACTTGAAGGATGGTCAGAAAATGTTATGGAAACACAGGACGACTATGACGAAGTATTTGAAGAATTATTTGTTAAATATCGAACAAAAATGCATGTTGCACCTGAAGTTAAATTAATAATGATGTTAGGTGGCTCAGCTATGATGTTTCATCTTACGAATTCAATGTTTAAACAGGTGATGCCTAATGTCAATGATGTCATGAAACAAAACCCCGATTTGATGAATAATATGATGAGTGCAGTTCAAAACACGATGGCAAATCAATCGCCTGTGACCGAAGCTCGTGTAGGGTCAAGTGATAGGTATGAGATGAAAGGACCAGGTCTTGACATATCTAGTTTGATGGGTAATATAATGATGCCTCCTAAACCTCCTATGAACACGACGCCTATACCCACGTCACGTGAATATTCACCTGATCTAGACGACGACGATGATGATATTTCGGATATAGTTTCTGAAGGTGGCGGTGATGCTAATACACAGGAGGATGAGGATATTAAGGAAGTTAAAGTTCCAGCAGGCAAATCCAAACGAGGTCGAAAGAAGAAGGTCGAAATTAATTTGTAGATTAATATAAATGATAGGGTACGCACCTTTTGATTCAGAAGATCATCTCGAAGTCGTACCCACTCAAAAAAAACGGGAAGTTGTTTCTAACGATTTTGTAAATCAAGGGAATAGAAAAATGCATCATCCGCGCACAATGCGAGATGATACAGAGTGTAACTACCTTGTTATGTTTTTTATAGCGGGAGTCATTGCACTCGCCGCAATGGATGCAGTAAAAAGATAAATCATATTTTACTCATTTTAGACTACTTTCTCATAAAAAGACGCGGTGACCGAGTGGTTAAGGTGTTCGCCTGCTAAGTGAATGGGTAATACCCGCGCGAGTTCGAATCTCGTCCGCGTCGATTGTATCTAAAATGCGCAAAATATTTAAAGTCCAACAAAATGTCCACCGAATGTACTCGTATTAATGGTTGCATTACTAGACATGGAATTATACGGAAATACACCTTCACCTTTTATTAATTTTATATGCGTAGACGACTGGTGTTGACGATGACCGCTCACCCCGTTGATAGACGTACAAGCTTCAAAATCTGTCCAAGCCTCTATTACATCGTTTACACGTTTTATATACCATTGCATTTTTTGATCATTAGTCGAATTTAAAACGTCGCATTTAGCATTTACAAAATATATTCCAGTTATGGGTGCAAAATAGATTCCTTTATCCGGACCAAATGTTCTAAAACCTTTAGTGGATACTTCTATACCCGGATATGAATCGAATTCAATTGTATTAGTAGTATTACTCAACATAGGAGTATTACTATCCCATATTCCACCCATCCCATGAACAAAAAATGTAAATGCCTTTTGTAAAATATATTCATTTACATTTACATTTCCATCAACTTGTAAATCTTTTTTTATTTTGACATCTCCTCCAATAACGAGTTTTTCTGATGGTGCACCGTAATTTAAAAAATCTATATACGTTGGATGGTTACATCTATTTTCGCTATTATCCACTGGATCTATCCAAGTAGGATCGCTTATATCTGGATCATACGTTTCAAAGCCGATCATTCCTATATAAGCGGTTTGTATACTATCACCAGATGTACTACCTAAAACCATCTTTGAATCACCCGCCCACGTTTGAACGCCAACTGTAATAGCATATGAATATACAGTTGTCGCACCCGAAAATTCACCACCTATAGACGATAAACTAACACCTATAGCGACACGCTTACCATCACCCGAAATTGAAATATCAGAACCAAAAGATTCACCCGCTACTGTACCGACGAGTTCGTATCCCATTAAATCCCATGTTACACCATTCCAATCGTAGCCTCGTGCGTGTCCTATACCAAATTGGTTATTCGAACTACCATCATATTCTTTCGTACTCACTACTATTCTATTTCCAGAATCTGCTATTGAGACTCTTTCACCAAATCTATCACCCGTTCTACCAGAACCATAAATGTCAGCCCCCCGTTTATCCCAAGTGTTTGAAGAAGAATTCCAATAATACACGGAAGCAGAGCCGGCAGAAGAAGCATTCGTATTTATATCCATCACCTTAGGTTGTCCAAATACTATAGTTTGACCATCAGCTGTGATATCTACACTAAATCCTATATCACTGTTATTTACATCAGTTATAGTGTTTCCTTGTTGCACCCAATCTGTACCCGACCATTTCCAGATTCCTATACTAGTATTTAAAGTCCCTATGATTATATAACTCCCATCACTAGACAATGCTACATTCGTACCAGCGCCTTGTGAAAATGACGCACCTTTTTTTACCCATAAAGCAGAAACTCCGTATAACCCATTCCATGTAAATACATCAGTTTTGGTACTTCTACCTATAGCTATAGTCGTACCATCTCGTGACATGGATATCGATTCACCTACATATTCATTAATATCAACACCTTCAAATGTTTGTCCTAATTGCACCCAATTTCCGTCGGAAGTTCCAGTTTCATTTATATCCCAGATATACACTTTTACGTATCCTTTATTAGAATCCCAATTTCTCGCAGAAACTGTTATTCTGGGATATTGACGCGGAGATGATTCTATTGGCAATAAATCTGATATGGATACATCGTATCCAAATGATTCATTTTTTAGTGTACCTTCTAATTTTGTACCCACTTGATTCCATTTACCACCCTGAAACTGGAAAATTCTAACCTGTCCAGATTGATATAATATAGGAGTTGAAGCTTTCCAAGCGCCTGAAATTAACCAATCACCCGTACTATTTATGTCTACAGCGTTTCCCTCTTTATCTCCACGTAATAAACCCGGTATACTTTCACCTACTATAGCATAAGACCCTGTGCCGCTCACGGTAGGACTTACACCGTTGCCGACGTGTGTCAAGTTTAACCGTGTCCCGTTTATCATAATTATTTGTTCATTGGATTCAAAAGTAGAATTTATAGTAGCGTGAATATGGTACCATTGATTAGGATTGAAACCTCCACTACCCACGTTAATATGCGATTCTAAATCACCCGCAAGTAAATATGTTCCGTAATTTAACAATAATGCGTATGTAGGAGCACCAGATGCGACGGGAGATGATGTTATCTGAATTTTAATCATAGAACCATTTGTTAATGTTCCATCAGTTCGTACACGTTCTACCAGAGTTACTATCGATCCCCCTCCCAATGATGTCGTGATATCTTGTGTTTGTGTTAGTTTTAACCAAAATGAACATTTCCATGTTAATAGTTGATTCGCGGAAATTGTATCATTGTACGACATTGTGTTAAATCCAGATGTATATACACGGGAATGCGCATTAGCCAATTGTATCGCACATTCATCTGAATCAAATATAACATCTCCTTCAATTATACCCATAGTATCATATCTACCCCAACCCGGTCCAGGTGTCGTGTTTTGTGTATTAACATTAGAATATATAAAATCACCGTTTGTTAAATTTGATACGAGTGTATTTTTTTTGATAATTTCTCTGTTTCTAGTATCATAAAATACTCTATACGGGAGTTTTTCTATACCTTTTATTTGATTTCCTAGATAATATCCGGCATTTAACCGTCTCCTAACATATGCATCACCTTCAATATCTACTTTTGATCTAATATTTGCAGAAGCGCATTCATGTGGCATAATAAACTCTGGGTTAAACTTAAAATCACCTAATGCATTTTTAGTCATGGCTGGGTGTTGTTGTAGTAACAGGTCATCAGGTATATATTCGTCAATATGAAATTCGGGCGCTTTAATTCTAACCTGATCTAAAGCCCCTTCGTTTGTAATAAGATTAGTAAAACGTTTACTGATTAATAACTCAGAGAATCCCTGTTGATCCGGATCTCGATTTGTAGAATCGTAATATATAGTTCTATTTTGTATCGTCGCACTCGCATAATTATCATCACTCGAATATGTACCACCGAACTGTATTTTTTTACCGGTGGATACATTTGATGTATCTGTAGAACCGTCATTAGTACCTACATACACTGTATCAGCTGATAAATAACCACCTATAATTGTATTACCTTTTATAGATTGTGTTAATATAAATGAATGTGTATACACTCTACCGGTTACGGTACTTGAATTATATCCTGTACATCCAGTAGCTATAATCTCACCACTACATATTGCAACATCACCTAAACTATCATCAACATCATCAATATTAGGTAAAAATATCTGCGGAGAAACTTCATACCATTTATCTCCACTCCAATCAAAAATATGAATTGCACCACGAGATGGATTGATTTCGGGGTTTGAATATATATTTGGTGGATGTTTATAAAGAACTACCATTCGCTCTCCTCGATAATCTAAATTAAACACCTCACCCATTCTACCGCCCGCATTAGGACCAACCAAAGCAGAAGAATTTTTATCCCACGTATCACCTTTTTCGTTCCAAAGCCAAGTTTCTATCTTACCCAAATGCGTAGAAAACCCGGTTCCATCAACACTGTATCTAGGAGAACCCACCACAATTCTATCTCCGTTCGGTGCTATTCTAACACACGTTCCCAACGCTGTATAATCGAATGCAGAAACGTTATTTACATGTTTAGATAACGATGGATACGAATTTTCAATAAACGTATCTTCTGTATCTCCGTGTATATCATAACCTAATTGTATAACTGTGGTAGACCAATCCGCATTATCACATCGCAAAGTTCTCACCCAACCTAATGTTGCTATACTATTCATATAATCATCAAATCCAAATACCTCGAATCTTTTTATACCGGTTTCAGTAAAAGTTCCCCTATCTATAAAAGTATGGGGGAGTTCACTTATAGGAGGATTATTATTTGGTGCCGCCGGTCTAAAAGTATACGGTATTTGTGAACAGTTGTCGTTATGGAGATAAGGTACTGTATTTCCGGGCGCGCCCGCTATGATGTTCTTGGCATCTGGGGTAATATCCACCGAATAACCGTAATTGTTTTTTGATAGAGCACTCACCGGAAACGAATTACTTGAAGAAATCATATCATAAAATGTATTTGTATCGTATTTTATTCTTTGAACCGTCGAACCTTCACCGTTTTCGTATACTTTATTCCATGTTCTAGATGAATTAATCTGATATACATAAATCTTATTTATACCCGGTGCTCCTATAACAATATCATTTCCAGCATCTTTAGATATAGATACACTGTATCCAAATTGATTATCCAATCCTGGATCCGGTGATTCTATGACGGTGGACTTTACAGTGTCAACGTTCCATCTATTTTCACCCGTACCATTTGTAGTTATAATATGAACTTTATTACTACCAGGTTCACCTACTATAACACGAGTACCATTCCAATTAACTTTTATCGAAGATCCTAATTTACTATCATTCGATGTACCTGTTAAAGTATATAAAGCGGAACTAAATGTATTAGCATTTATTTCTTGCATGGGATCTATATATTTAAATATTTCAATCTTTCCGGTATTAGAAGAATATTCGGAAGAGCCAATAAAATAATATTTTGAGTCAAATGAAATATCTATACTAGATCCCATGTTTTGATTTGATGAACCTATAAGATTTGGTCTACTTATGGTTCCTGTATCATATGACATCTAGTATAAATTGGGAATAAAATTTTATTCATGTAGCGCTATTACTAATTTTCAGTTATCATCACACTATTTGTTTGAGGTTGCGTAGATGTTACCACTGTACTTTTTACAATCAATTCTTGAGCTGCTGTAACCTTATTACAGAAAATTTCATCTATAACAGTTAAATTTTTTGAAATGTATATATTTCCGGAAACTAAAACGGTGTTAAGAGCCGAATCATTAACCACAACATTCGATCCAATTTGCAAAGTTTGTGTAGTTAATTCATTTACGTTAGAAATGCCAACAGGACCTTTGGTATAATAAAGTTTAGTTCCATCTGAAGACCAATCTTTAACCAGTTCAGGTTCCCAAGAAGGAAACCCGTCTATCACTTTTAACACGCGATCGGTACTTCCTATACTAAATCTATTAAGAGTATTATCTCCACTCGCGTATATAAGATCTCCTGCTACAAAACCCGAGTTAATCCCTGAAGAATTTGAGATTATAGCCATCGATTCTATTTCTGATACACGGGATGAGTTAGACGTAATATTAATGCCCATTTCTGTGTTAGTTTGTTCGATTGAGTTTACTCTAGAAGAATTATCTGTTACGCTTTGTTCTAGAGTGTCAATTCTTACAGCGTTGGATGAAAGGTCTGAACTCAGAGCCGTTCCAGTTAATTTCGTGCCATCACCTAGAAATGAGAGAGCTGTAACGTTACCCTGTATTACCGCATTCGAAAATGTTCTAAAAGATGTACTAGGGTTAGCGAATATTATCTCGATATCTGTCGCCGCACCGTTATCCGTTACACCTTGTAAATTACCTATAATAGCATCAGGCGCCGAATTGACCGTTACATTTCGCCACCCGAGTGTACCCGGTGCTGTAATTGTTAAAACATCTCCTATAGTTGAACCTATAGTAGTAAGATTATCTGCATCAACGTTTGCGTCTGCATATATTATGTCACCTTTTGATTCTAATATATCACTAAAATCTGCCCCTCCGCCACTCCGTGTATTTTTTTGAGTAGCTCTCCCAATTGAACATCGGGTCATTCTTATATATGTATGAGACATTTTCCAACTGAAAAATTCTTCGGCTGCGTTCCTTCTGTATCTTGATCTGGAATGTTAAAACCGCCTTGTTTATATACCTTGCGTCGCTTATTGTACATCGCAAAAAATACAGACCACTTATCTACTATATCATATATACGAGGATTGTTCTTTTTTCCATCGGTTTCTCTCATAATCCTACCTATAGATTGTACTATATCAGATTTAGGGGTTGCTAATATAACTGTGTCGAGACTAGGTATATCCAAACCTTCATGTGCTTGACTAAACGTAGCAAAAATAATTCTTTTTTTACTAGACTCAGCTAATTCGCTTTCCTTCATACCACCCATATACAGACCAGATGTTGTCTTGAACTTTTGATGTAAATATTCACAATGAAATCGTCTATCACTCAATACTAATACTTGTCGCGAAGTTTTTAGTAAACTATGAAGTGTGGATAAAATGAGTATATTTCGATCAGGTATTTCCGTAATTTCGGTTATCATCGTAGGTAGAGACAATTTACCATATCTCGTGCATGGTGGAGGATCTTCGTATCTATCACATGTAAAATCAAGCGGATACACATCTACTTGTGCTTGATTTTCGCGTTCAACTGAGAAAAATATAGGACCCATAAACCAATTTAAAACTTTTGTGAGTCCATCCTTTCTATTCGGTGTAGCAGATAAACCGAATATATGTTTAGGACATAATTTAAATAATGATTGCGAAAAGACTTTAGCACAAATATGATGCGCTTCATCTACTATGACAGTACCTATACTATCAAAATCATTAAATGAATATTCCTTAAGAGAAAGAGATTGAAGCATAGCAATAACAAAATCACACTCAACCTCCTTTTTATTTTGTTGTACCATACCTATAGAAGCACCCGGACAAAATTGTTGAATACGTTCCTTCCACTGATTGGCTAAAAATTCTTTATGAACAATAATCATGGTTTTATAGCCCAATTTACAAGCTATGGCCAGGGATACGGTCGTCTTCCCGAACCCGCACGGTAATGACAAGATTCCATGACCAGTTTCAATAGCTTTAGATAATGCTTCATTTTGATGTGTTTCATCTCGTAATTTTCCTTTAAATAATATTTTAATTTTTTCTGGTTTAGGGCGTATATCTTCATCCGGATTTCCAAATTTATGCTCTGCGTAATATCTCGGTACACATATACCCGATTTACATTTCCTGAAAACTTTAAACGAAGGAGGTTGTACACCGTAATCCCCGTGTACTACAGGTCTGACCGTTAATTCTTTTTTAGTAATAGAATCATCCGATATTATACAACCAGATCTAGTAAGTTTCATAATATAACAGGGTCCAATAACTTTATATAGTTCAATTTCCATGTATATCCACAATAAGCAGTTCCAACATTCCATCTTCCCATAAATTCTACATCTACACGGATTTCATCATTTCGTTTAAGAGATTGTACAGGGGCACCTTCAAACCTACACGTCACACGTCTATATCTAAAAGGAACTTTAACTGTGAGTATATTTCCTTCTAGAGGATTATCAACATGATCCCCGTTCAATTCCATTCTAGAATGGTGTCTGATTATGAGTTCTCTCGTCGTATCACTTACAAAAACGCGTAAGTATTTTTTTTCATTAAATTCGTACATGGGAGTATGAACAGTTGCGTTAAATTTCATATCATATATTTCGTTTAATTTTTTAACTTAATTTTCAATTGAGCTATAAATTAAATTTATACGCTCGGCGGGAGATTTTTATCATCGAGACCTAATGTTTCTAATTTTTCTTGGAATTCCCGTCGTTCGCCGGGTGACTTAATGATAGTGCCATATTTAATAGCACTGATTTCGAGAGCTGATAACTGTACCGAATTTACTCTGAAATCCATAAACGCTTTCATAGTAATCGGAACTAGAGGTTCTATTAGATCGTGCATAGCCCTTGCATATTCCCGAATCTCTTTTTGAGCATGTGAATCCATACGTAAATGAAGATAATGCATGAGATTATGTAAATTTATCTTCCAATAAAATTCGGTATACGTAGATTGTGGTAAATTTCCGCGAGCTTGTTCCCTGCACACACCGTGCTCCAAGAATTTATCGTATATCTCGAATGAATGTTCTAGATTTGTCGAACCAGCTTCAAGTAATTCGGTTTGTAAATCAATCTCCCCTTCCGATCCCTGATGATTTACCTGAGACTGCCCACGTAAAATATCGGGTTTATAATACTCTTTAGGAACGATCGAGTATCGAGCCGACATTTCGTTCACACTAGCCGTCCTATGTCGCAAATGTTGGCGAGCGATATAAATAGGCATTTTGATATGAAACTTAAATTCGACCATTTCAAAAGGTGTCGTATGCCAGTGACGCATTAAATATCGTATAAGTCCAACGTTTCCACGCGAGGTCTGCGTTCCTTCCCCGTAAGATACACGGGCGGCCTGTACGATTGAATTATCGAGGTTTTCTCTAGGCATAGAGTCGACTAATCGAACAAAACCGTGATCCAACACTTTATGTTCCATTTTACTTTTTAACGGTCTATTTCTTTAATCAAGTCGTCTATAGATTTATAATATCGTTTAAGATCTTTCATAAACCTTTTATTACTTTCCAATTCTTCGCATATGGGTTTATTCTTATATATCCACGCCAAGTTTGATTTTGAATATCTTGTTCGTTTTTGGTTTTCGTTTGGTTTTCTCGGTGTGAGTTTTTTATCTAAAGCCTTCTTTGATTTAGGCAAGGGTTCTATGCGTTTTGTATAGCTTATAGCTTGCATGACTGTATCAGCCAAATCATCTTTTTTAAGAGATGCATCAAACGTAGGTAACCAGTGTCTATTTGATTCACTCGTCTCTAAAAATTTTCGACACCTTTCAATAGAAACCTTTTTCCTCTTCTGATATTGCGCCTTACCCGCACCACATACATCGGGTATCTTAAACCGTGCATCATAAACTATAGTATCTGCACTCGGACATTTAATTACAAAATACGCGTGTAAAAAGTGTTCAACCATTTTCATTCGTCTATTACGATCTGGTTGTTTTTCTATTAAAATTGTATCAGCTGTAAGAACCCACGTTCTTTCGTCTAGATGTTTGCGCAAAGATACGTATATACCATCTTTATGCTCAGGTGGTATCCCTGATACGTCCCACTGAATTACCGTGTTAGACGTATCATCGAATTGACACATCGCTAAATTTCTTATTCCAACGTCTATACTCAGTAACATATAATTATATAAAGAGTATATCACTTTAAGCTATTCTTTATCACACAATTCTACTTACACCTCTTTTTAAGAATTGTTTACCTATAATAAATATAATTATGAATACGATAATACCCATGACCATGTTTCGCATAAAATCACTGATACCCAAATCGGGTAGTGGTGGTACAAGATCTTTACCAAGATCCTTCGCCAGGTCGATGGCTCCGTCTGCGAGGTCTTTTCCTAGATCAACCGCCTCCTCGACAACGTCTTCCATCGCTGATCCTATACCGGAATCACCTGTTGCTGTATCCACACCTTCTGCAAGTTTACCCAGTAGACCTTTATCGTGAGCCTGTTCGCATCCCTGTTCACAAAAACCATTGGAGTTCCATTCATTAAATCGCCCACCGCATATATTACTCGATACCTGAGGTATTCTGTTTTCTATACTAGTTTCTGATAAAACGTTGGAACAAATAGGTTGTTCTACTGTAGATGTTACATTTTTATAGTCTATCTCAAAAAGTGCCGAACCGTCGTCGAAACCTTCTGTAGTGTCAGATGCTACATTGCTTAAATATTCATCCCAATTTAAAGGTATACATTCATTTTTACATTTTTTCATTTTCTTTTTTACCTCCTGATTTCCTAACGCGTAAGCCGTACCAGCTAGAACGACGACTCCGGCCTTCGCAAACTTCTTACCGAGAGTTTTGGCTCCAACTTTATAGACAGCTTTTTCAGCCGCTTCTTTAGCTGCTTTTTTAGCTGCTTTTTTAGCAGCCTCCGTCATACCTGATGTCACAGCCTCTCTCGCAGCTTTTTCACCGGCTGCTTTCGCAGCAGCTTTTATACCCTTTGCAGCAATCTCACTGGCTGCATTTTTGGCAGCAGCTTTCGCAGCTCTGTTGGCAGCCTCTAATATGGCCGCTTTGGCTGCTCTTTCAGCGGTGTTGCCCACCACGGCAGCGGCGCCGGCCATTTATATATCATCACATTTTAATTCTTGATATTCTTATTACATGTCCAACCATCATCCCTATATCCTGCTGGACATTTAGCCCAACAGTTCACCATGTCGCCTGGATGACGTTTCATGTCTGGATCTGAACAATATAAACGTTTCGAAAGTGGTATTACACGTCTACCCCCATGCGTCATGCCGCCAATTGGATTTTTTTCATCTCGAGACATTCCAGCTAATTCCGCTGACTCATCCGCATCCGTTCTATCCTGTCCCGAATAAGCCTTAGTGCCTTTTGGTGAGCACAGTAACCCTAAATCTTGGTAACCGAGACTAAAATCTTTACGGAAGTTATCAAATTCTTGGTTATATTTTGTATTTAACTCGTCCAATGTACTACGTGCATCAATGAGTACGTCGCTTCTGTCGTCGAGTTCTTTTGTTCGATCTAAGGGTCCCATCTCTTGATACTGTCTTAATACACCTTCTGAACGTCTGGGTATAATACCTTTCAATTCTCCATTTTCTGGATCAGATGGATGTGGTTGATCGTCCCATCCCATTGTTTCTACATCGATATAATTACCTAAATCCCACACACCTTTCCAGTCGTCGTATTCTTTTTGTCTAAGAGTTGCGATACTTTGTGATATATTCTTAGCTGTTTTGACCTGTTTAAGTGCATTCTTATTGTCGGGGTTTAAATTGCTACGCGGGCACGTATCCCAACATCTTCCGAGATTATATTTCCTCATTCGAGGACATTCGAGTGCGTCGTTTATTTTTTGTATATTATCATCTGTAAATCCATTTTCATTTAGATCATTCGCAAGGTCAGTTTTTCCTATATTTTCAAGATTTATGCGCGTTTTAGTAACATTTTTTTGCTCCGCGTGTTCACATTTTTTAGGTTGATACGATGAAATTCCGCATTCTCGTCTGCGGTCAACTTCCCATACTTTTATACCAGCGCCTCCGTCTGGGAAGCAAAATGGTCCTCCTCCAGCGTCATCAAATTTTACACCCAAACCACCATCTTCTCGCTTTTCTGGTGGGCATTTATCCCAACATACTCCACCTACATTTTTTCTTAAACACCCCAATTTTTCTTGGACTATCCATCTATTTTGCGGCGTAATTCCGTTGTCTTTTATATGTTGTATTAACGAAACTCCTAATTGCCAACTCGTTCCATCGTATTCATCCGGCTTCCAATCTTCCATTATACCTTTAGCGTTCAAAGCTTCGATAACTTTCTCTTTGTTATTATCGTCTACATATTGACATTGTGTAGGTGGATTCGTAAGCGTTCCACATAATTGACGCGATCCATCGAGCCACGTCTTTTTAATACCCGCACCTATTTTGGGTATACAAAACGCACCGTTGTCATAATCATTAGGTTTACATTTATCCCAGCATACTCCAGCTATATTCGTTCGTAGAACGGGGCAGCCTAATAAATATTCAACTTCCTTCTTAAATTCTTCGGTTCCTGTTTCGGTCTTCAATTTTTTTACATTTTCTATAACACTTGTATCTACAGGCTGCTTTCTCACGAGCTCGGACTCTGGGGACTCGGGATCAGTTGGACTTAACATCTTTACAAGTTCTTCAACCGCTATATTTTTATCATTAGCACTGGAATTAATAGAAAAAGCTGTATCTATAAATTTACATTTATTCGGTTGGTACCGCGACGGACCGCATTTATAACGATCAAATACAGTTTTTTTGATCTCAGCGATACCATTTTTGCGAAGACACCACGGCCCCACACCCTTGTATTTTGTAAGTTCTTCACCCGTTTCCTCGCTTTTAGGTTGAATACACCTTTTATAACAAAGACCGTCATCATTCGTTCTATCGGGTGAACACGTTGTCGTAAAATCACCTGAATCACGCGGAAACGAATGTAAAACTTGTTGATTTCGTTCGGGGTACGACATGGGTGACCATTTACCTTCAAAGAAATTAGTAAAACCCTTCACTAATTGTGTACCGGTATTACCACCACCGTCGTCAGCAGGCACACAACCCGACCCCTTTCCTCCGAGATCACGTTTTTTACCCGATGGACAACGGCCACAATTTATCAAAGATAAATTATATCGATTAGGAATTTCGTTACCGTCTCCGTCTTTACGGCAATCTTCATAACAAACCAACCCTCTTTTTAAAGGTCTATGGCTTGGACAATTCTTAGCCCAACATACCGGTCCTATGCCTTCATATTCCCGACCTTCCTTGCGCCGATCATTATACCCATCAGCGTTGCATTTAGTATAACAAAACAATCCTTCCTTATCTTTACCTTCGGGACAACCGGGTAATTTTCCCACACCACGCCATTTAGGTGGGTATTTCCAACAACTCGTACCATCGTCTTCGAGTTCTATACCATCTTCCTGATGCGTCCACTCGTACATTTGTTTACCGTTATTGTATTTCTTTAGTTTACCTGTCTTATCATCCCGCATTTCCGGTCCCTTACAACTATGTTTTTCCGCGAGGGCGGTTCTCTTAAAATATATATGCTTCCAACAACTGGTACCATCTTCGGTTAATGTTCCGTATGCATTTTTCCACCCTTTATCAATTATTATATTACCATTTCCATCACGAATTGTTCCATCACACTTTAATTTATCAGCCATTCTCGTTTTTTTAACTACAACATCTCGCCAACACGACGATCCATCATCTCTCATTTTGTCTCCGTATTTATGACTCCAATCATCACACGGCTTCAATTTCTTTTGACTAGACTTTTTCGTTCCAGTATTCAACCAACAATCTGTACCTGTATCAGTGTATCTAGAGTTATACCATTTACAACTTCGTTTCTTTAAAGGTTTACTTTTTTTGTGTACGGTGTTACTGATTTCTCTATATGCCACATTACCAATCGCCCAAGCAGCTAAAAAAAGCGGATTAGCAGTAAACAATACAGCTCCGGTAATTTTTAAAGGGTCGCCGGAAGTATAATAATCGTGTACATAATCCTTAAACGTTCTAACCACACCCCTAGATAACGTTTTACCAAAAATCATTTCTGCGATATCCATACCTACATAGTCCACACAGTCACCCCCCTTGTGATCCATCCCAAATCGGTCACAATAGTCATCCGTAAACGTACATGTAAGCGTATTATAATCAAATGTGACACCGAGAGCGGCAGGATCAACCCCAATAGAAGTGGGCGACGCTTGTCGTGGCTTAACACAAAATGCGAGAAGAGGTGCATACGCACCGGATAATACAGTTTTCTTAAGGTTCCCGTCTTTGTCTCTTATTTTCATTTCTTTCATATTAGGGTTATTTTCATCACCGGCGTCTCCACCAGACGCGGCGGACGGAACATAATATGTATCGGTGAATACTGCCATGTGTTTGTCTTCCATTTCCTCTCGTAAAGTTCTGTCCGGTGGATTAAACATATCATTATCAGCTAACCATTTTTCTCTATTCAAATTATTCATTTCAAGTGCAGCGTCTTCGGTTAGTGTTATACCAACACGATTAGGTACACTCATATGAGGTACGAGTTCAATTTGATCGACCCTTTTATCATTCGAATCACTGAGTGATTTTTTTAAAAAATCAAAAATATACTTATCACGTTCTTCGTGATATATATCAGGTATAGTCATTTGCCAATCAAGTAGTTCTTCGGGCATTTCTGGTTCGGGTGGTAGTATATTGTTCTTAACTTGTCGCTCTATTTCCGCTTCAGTGGCGGCGGTCCATGGAAAATTTTCTCCGGTCGGTGTATTCGGAAAGTGGCGTTCTTTTATATATTCCAACATAAACATCATTTCACCAGGATTTATACCATTCCAAGCAGTTTCTGACATATTAAAAATCATAGGAGGTATATAGACATACTCACCGTATGTTTCCGAATCGAGTTCACTGTCCAAACTCCAAAGACC